CATTCTTTCAGTAATAGCACCACTTATATTATCTGTTCTAAAAACTAATGTACCGCCTGGAGAGTTTGTACCAATTGATTGTATATCTGTATTATTAAAAACATTATTGCTACCTCTTGCTGTCAAGTCCAATGTTGATATAGTATTTTGTGTTGTTGTTCCTGATGTAGCTATTCTTATAGTTGGATTTAATTCTGTTGTATTTAAAATAACAACATTTCCACTACCAGCGGTTGATGAAAATACTTGAATTGATTCATTAACTCCTAAAACAAGCCTTTTATCGTTAACATTCCATTTTGCAGCCGCAATATTTGTAGAAGCATTTATTCGAATAAAAGCATAATCCATAATTCCCAAATTTGTATAACCGCTAGGAACGGTTGGTGAGGTTGCAGAAGTGCTAAACAAAATATCATAAGCTAAGGTAGAATTATTTTGAATAACATAAGTTCGATAAAATGTGCTTGCAGTTCTTGCTCCCGAATCTAATCCATTTTGACCAGTTCCAGCAGTCCACGCACCGCTTGATTGAATTTTTTTAGTAATTGCGGGTACATAAATTTGTTGTCCCGATGAGGTAATAAATGTGCCAGCTCCAAAATTTATTGTGTCATTTGGTGATCCTACATTATTTGCAACACTGATTGGATTGTTGATATAAGCAACGCCTTGGTTGGTGGTGGTGGCTGGGTCTAAACTAGCAAAACTTGGTAATGAACTTGCTCCATTTGATTTTAAATATTGACCACTAGTCCCTGCACCAGCATTTTGCAAAGACCCATTAGCTGTTGTTCCTGCACATACTACACCATAAGCCGTTGTTAAAGTTGTTAAACCCGTTCCTCCTTGAGGAACAGTAACTGCGGTATTGTCAGTTAAAATTGTTGCATTAGCATCAGGTAAGGTGTAAGTTTTTTCTGTGCTAGTTGCTCCTGTAAATTTTGTAAATCCATTTCCCGTGCCTCCAAAAGTTGAGGCAATAATTTGTGATAATGCTGCAGATCCATCAAAGTTATTACCATAAATTGATCTTGGAGTTTGTAAAGTAGTTGCTGTTCCCGCATTACCAGTTATATTTGTTTGGTCTCCAGTATTAGTTCCTGAAATTGTTGCAGCACTTGAAACAGTTAAATTACCAGATAAATCAATAGTTCTATCTACATCATTAATTTTCAAGTTTAATGTGCGTGATGCACTAAGAGTTTCATTTGGTTTTATAGTAAGTGCATTTGAAGTTGCACCTTTAACCACTAAACCACTTTGATTTAATGAGATAGAAGTTATATCTGTGTTTGCTCCTGCTTCTGCTAAAGTATAGCTTTTATCTTGAAAAGTGTATATTCTATTTGCGGTATTAGTGTGTGTAGAATATGTAGTATAATAACCACCATCATTTTTGTATTTAATATTTCCGTTGCTATCAGCAAATAAAGCTGAAAATGCAGATGGAGGAGACGCGTCAGCAGATTGATGTTTTAAATCAATATGTCCATTACCAGCTGTTCCGTTTATTTGAAGTGCAGAAGCATCAACTTTACCACTTACAATCAAATTATCTGTTGTTTTATCATATGTTAAACCAGCATCTCCACCTATACTTCCACTATCATTAAATTGAACTTGTGTATTTGTTCCAGCGGCACTTGCAGTTATTGACAAATTACCAGATCCTAAAATTGAAGTTGAATTTATTGTTTTAATATTTGTTCCAGAAACTAAAGTATCTTGTTTTGCATTAAGGGCATTTTGAAGATCTGTTTGATTTGATAATGTGCCACCAATAGAACCCCATGATGAAGAATTGCTATCAACATAAGATTTAGTTGCGGCTTGATTAGGCTCTGTTGGGCTACCACTTAATATTAACGCACCAGTCATTGTGTCGCCCGCTTTTTTTACTGCTCCTATGTCATCAGCTGTTGGCTCAACACCTGACAAACCTCTGTAAAGGCTTGATAATCCTTTCATAAATATATAAATGCTTAATCTTATTTACATTTACTCAAGAAACAATGGTCATTATTAATGTTTTAAATAAATATTCAACAATTATTTTAACTCTTGATACATATTTTCAAAAAATGTATGCCACTTACTGCTCAACTTTTCTTGGGAAGATGGAATACCAAAAGATGCACCAGTTGTTTTATAACTTTTTTCAAAAAAATTATACCAAATTCTATTAATATTTTTGTTTTCATCAATTATTGGTTGTAAGGCGTTAGGTAAACCAATATCTTGTGCAAAATCATTTTTTATTACTGTTTTAATTTGTTGAAAAAATGTATTCCATTCTGGTTTTATCATGCCATTGTCTTCAACTGGTTGGTTATTGTTTGGTATATTAATCATTTTCTGTTTCAATTTCTACAAAACAGCCAGCAATTACAAATTTAGTTGGCTCACTGTAATTTAATTTTGCTATAAAAGAACGACCCTGCCCTATTTGCGTCCAAAATATTTCCGTCAAGTAAGAACCTTCCGTTCCAACTGGTTGCCATAATTCATTGCTAAATGTTTTACCGCCATCAATAGAAAACTTTCCCATAATTTGTGGATTTTGACCTTGTCCAGTTGCTATTCCAACGCCCGTTTCCATACAAACTATAAATCTTGACATTGTCATTCTTGCAAAATTTTTAAACAAGGTTGTTCCTATAACCTCTCTTTTAATTACGGCACCATTTTCAGTATGCAAATTATCTTTTAATTCATATATAACGCCCGTTTCAAAATCTCCTATTAAATTTTTATTGTTAAAATTTATATAACAATTTGCTTTCCATCTACCACTTTTTCCTGCATTGTTAATACTTTCCCTTTCATGCCATAATTCAGTTGATATATCGTATTCCCAAGTTTTATTTGCTGATGGAAAAGTGATGCAATAAAATTTATGTCCTCCTAAAATATAAGTAAAAGCTATAGCATCATTTACGACTGAGTATTTTTCAATTTCTTGAGAAATAGGAAATGTTGAAATAGGTTTTAATTGATAGCCAATTGTCTGATAAACGATTTTATCGTTCCCTAAAAAGAAAAATGAGTTATCTAACGTGGCAACTGAATATTTTGACGCACAACCTTTTTCAATATAAACACCTTCTTTTCTTTGAAATAGAGGGCTGCCTGTTCCAGTATTATAATACACTTGAATTATATCTTCTTTAAAAAACCAAAGTTCTAAATTATTTTGATAAACTCTAACAATTTTTGATGAATTAGCCTCAACAGTTGCTGCATTTAATGCATTCCAATTTTCTGTTGCATTAACATTTGACCATTGAAATTCATTTGAATCTATTAAAGCGGATACAGTAAACCCATCAAGTGTTGTTATTGAGCCAGAATTATTAAAATCTCCATCTGTTATTTCCAATAATGATCCTGCAGAATCTGTGCAATAATAAGTAATACCGCTTGGAAGTTGTATTGTAACTTGAGTGCCATTGTCAGTCATAATAACTTGACCTATTTGAGTTGTTATTTCACCAATTAAAGTCGTTGTTTTGCTTGTATCAACTTTAAAAACTTTATTTCCTGCTACAATAAATAAATCTCCATTCATAACATGCATTCCATAAATTGGCAAAGAAACTGCAGTATCTAACCAAACATCAAACCCCGCTGTTCCTAACACCATATTAGGAAATGCACTAGTTTGAGGTGCTATTTCAGCATAACAATTAACTAATCGTTCAGCGGATATTAAGCCACTTTTAGCTTTATATGAATTTACTCCAAAATGTATTTGCTGGATCATTATCTATATAAATTATAAGTTGGGACAAAATAAATTGAATCTTCTCTATCGTATCCTTTCAAATTACGCAACATTTCATCGTACGTTCTTTTAATTTGCTCAGATTCTGTTTTGGCTTATTGGGTAGTTATTTCAAGTTCATTTAACATTAACAATTATACGAATTCTAAAGCTAGTTCAGGCTATACTTATTTGCCAAATGATTTAATTTTACAATGGGGCTTTACTTCGACAGGAGAACCTCCCGTTACAGTCTCTGCCACATTTCCAATTGCTTTTCCAAATTCTGTTCTTCAAGTAACTCTTGGAAATAATTTTGGCGCATTTACAAACGCGCGCATAACAAGCTTGTCTAATTCTGGTTTATCTGTTAACGCGGATGAGTGGGCATCCTTTACAAATACTGGCTATTGTAGATACATGGCAATTGGTTATTAATTATTAATTATTAAAAAATATGACAGTAAAAGTAAATTACGATATAGAAACAACTTTGGTAAAAGGATATTATCCAGACATAATTAATTATGCGTCAATTCCTGAACCTTACATTGAAATTACCGAAGAACAACACCAAATTGCTTTAGGTAAACAAATGTGCGTTGTTGATGGAATTTTTCAAGAATATATAACGCCTGACAGTGTTTTATTAGAACAGGGTAAACAAATCAAAACAGCTCAATGTCAAGATTACCTTGAAGGGACTGATTGGCAGGCAGCCGCTTTTATTAAATATAGCAGACCAATTGACGCAAATGTTTCCGAAAATTGCTTAAAAGCTAAACAATGGAAAATCGACATTGCTGCTTGCACAACTTTAAAAGAATTAGAAAATATTAACATTGATTTTTAAAATATGGCTGTATCAGGAACAAATACATTTTTACAAACAAGAAATGATATAATTAATCGTGCTTATAAAATTATAGGAATTAAAACTCGGGGAAGAGATTTAACTGCAGAAGAAATTAATGAAGCATCAGAAGCATTAAATTTATATGTTAAAGGCTTAAAAAGTGAAGGTGTTTATCTTTGGAAATATGCCGAGGGAACTTTATTTTTAAAAGTAGGTCAAGAAAGTTATATTTTAGATGGAACAACCGCCAATGCAACAGAATCTTTTGCCCAAACCACAACTAATGCAACAGCAACAAGTGGAGCAAACTTAATTGTAGTTACTAGTGCAAGTGGATTTACTATTGGATACAACATAGGAATAATGCAAAATGATGGTAATTTGCATTGGACAACCATTTCTAATATAGCGGGAACAACAATTACTTTGACCGCTCCTTTAACTGATAATGTATCAAATGAAGCAACTGTTTATGTTTACCAAACTAAAATTACACGCCCCGAAGCAATAACATCAGCAAGGAGAAGAGATTCTTCAAATTATGATACTCCTTTAAATGAACTTGCTAGAAATGATTATTTTAATCTTGCTCAAAAAACAGTAATTGGACAACCAACTCAATTCTATTACGACAAACAATTAAGTTCTGGAACAATTTATTTATATCAAGCTCCAGATGATGCTTCTAATACAATTAAATTTACATTTCAAAAAATGTTTTTTGATTTAAATACAGGCAATGACAATCCTGATTTTCCTATTGAATGGGCTGAAACTTTAGCTTTTGGTTTAGCTTCTCGTTTATCTTATGATTTTTCAATTGACAAAACAAAATCTGAGCAAATTAAAAGAACATACGATGAAATGTTGCGTAATTTAAAAGGATATGATAGAGAAGATTCAATTTATTTTGTCCCAACTTATAATTTATATAGATAATGATCCAGCAAATACATTTTGGAGTAAATTCATATAAAGCTAAAAGTGGTTTAATATCTGCTGAGCGATTGGTTAATTGTTATGCTGAAATAACACCCCAAACTAGTGCATTTCCTAATATGGTGTTAGGAACAGCAGGGTTTGATGTTTGGTTAGA